GGTACTGCAATGACAGAAGGTCAAAGCAAGTCCGCCATGTTTGGCGGTGCCATGAACCAAGCAAACAACATCATTACCAAGGTAGAAAAAGAAGGAACAACAACTGCTCCAGTTGCTGTTTCGGTGTTGCAAGGTCTTGCCCGGTTAAGCCCTCAATTGCTTGGCTCTGGTGAAAATGCCGCAAGTTCTATTGAAGCATTGTTCAGGCAAGACCCGACATCTATTTTGGGGCCAAATGTTAATCAACAAAAACTGGGTCAGGCGCAGGTTGCGTTTGCAACAGCTTACTTGCGTGCAACATCAGGTGCTTCGTTCGGGCCAAGCGAAGTTGCAAACACAATCAAAGAATTTTTCCCTTTGATTGGGGAAGACCAATCTGTTGTGCGACAAAAAGCAGAAGCTAGAAAACGCGCAATTGAAGGCATGAAAATTTCAACGACCAAACAAGGTCAAAGTTACATTGAAAAATCTGGCGGCAACGAAAACGATCCATTAGGACTTGGAGTCAGATAAATGGCCACACTTGCAGAATTTCGTGCGCAGTATCCCCAATATGATGACGTGCCAGATGTCAAATTGGCTGATTCATTGTATGAAAAATTCTATTCAAAGATGCCCAAAACGGATTTTTATAAGTCCATTGGTCTTGGGCCTGCCGCCGAAATTCCTGGCGCTGAGAATGTCGTCACCGGCAAAGCCGCGCCTGCGGTTTCGATGCAAGATCGAATCATGGGCGTTGTGGAACTGCCTGCGGTTTTGGCCGGTAGCGTGGCCTCCGGCGTTGCCGCGCCGATTGCTGCCGTTTATGGCGAACTGACCAACCCCGCCCCGCAAGGGTCTGCGCAGGCTCGTGCCGCCGGCGAGGCGATGGCCAAGAAAGTGCGCGAACAGTTTTACCAGCCCCGCACCCAAACGTCCAGAGAGATTATGGGAACGGTGGGCGATGTATTGGCCCCATTTACTGGTGCCTTGCCACCTACCCTTGGCTCAACTGGCGCAACGCTCAATGCTTTGGCACCTGCGGCGTTGGTACAAGCCGGTTCTGTGGCTCGGCCTGCGATCAACCAGATGGTCACCCCCGTGCGTAACGCCGTGACCAATATGTTGCCCCAACAACAAAGCATGATGGGTATGGGGGCGGCAAGCACCGCTGACGACCTGTTGCGCCAACAACGCCTAGCCGATTTGGGCATCCGTGCAACTTCTGGCGAGCGCACCAAAAACCTGGCGCAACAACAGTTTGAGGCAGAGGTTCAGCGTGGCGTGATTACCGGCATTTCGGAAGACGCCAAAACGAAGTTGGCCGAGCAGATGCGCAACTTCAAGGCCGGCCAAAAGCAAGACATTGTGAACAACTTTGAGCGCATGACAAGCGAGGTTGGGGCGGAGGTTGCCGACCCCACCCAGGTGCGTCAGGTTGGAAAGATTGTTGACAAGGCATTGAACGACGAGTACACCAAAAAATTTAATGCGTACAAGTCGCTGTATAAAACCGCTGACGAGTCTGGTGAGACATTGCAACAGGTGCCGTATCAGTCGCTGCTAGATTTCATTGAAAGCAAGACCCCGACGCAACGACAGAAACTTGATCCGATTCTGGATTCGGTGGCCGAGTCATTGCGCATGAACGACCCCAACAAAACCGGCGCAATCACCATCCGTGCGTTGGAAGACATTTACCAACAGATTGGCCAAGTCCAAGGTTCGGCAAATGCCGGCAAGTTGAAACAACTTATTACCGACATGGGCGAGGGCGCTGGCGGTGAGTTGTACCAAGCCGCACGCACGGCTAGACGGCAATTGGCCAAAGAGTTTGAAGACGTGTCCCGCGTGGATAAGTTGCTGACCACCAAGGGCAATTATTCTGACCGCCGGGTGGCGCTTGATGACGTTTTCAAGCATGTGGTGCTAGATGGTTCTCTGGAAGAGATGCGCACCGTTACCAGCCTGCTCAAGAAGGCCGGCCCCGAAGGTCGGCAGGCTTACGCAGAGTTGCAAGGTCAGACCCTGCAACACATGAAAGAGATGCTGACCAAGGGCGATCAGTTGTCTTTTAGAAACCTGAACACGCTAATCAACCAACTTGATACAGAAGACAAACTGTCGTACATGTTTGGCAAAACTGGCCGTGACCAGATTCTGGACTTGCGCGACGCCATCAAAGATGTGGTGGTCAAAGAACCTGGGGCGGTCAACTTCAGCAACACGTCCGGCCCTGTACTGCGTGGTCTTGAAGCGTTGCAATCCATTCGATTCCCAGGTGCGAGCACGGCGGCAACCGCAGCAAGAACCCGCGAGGTTTCTAAGAAAGTGGAAAGGGCGTTGGAACAACCAAACCAACTAGCCCCAAAACAACCCGGCAGAAACTCACTATCTCAATGAGCCATGGACTACCAATTTCTTTTCAACATTGCCGTGGCCGTGGCCGGTTTCTTCGGCGGCTGGACTTTGAATCGAATATACATGGCCATTGATCGGTTGGACAACGACGTGCGTGCGTTGCCCACCCACTACGTTGCCCGTGACGACTACCGCAACGACCTCAAAGACATCCGCGAAATGCTTGGCCGCATCTTTGACAAGCTAGACGGCAAGGTAGACAAAAATTGATCCCGTTACCGCCTTTGCGATGGTTTCGAGCGCCGTTTCAGGCGTTCGGAAACTTTGTGCTTTGGTCAAGGAGGCACAGGCGGCTGGCCGAGAAGTAGCCGACCTGACCAGCCAAGTCACGCACCACGTTGGCAAGGTGCTGGAGCACACACAGGTACTGAAAAAGGCGGAACTGGAGGTCAAGAAGAACCCGCCCAAGGATAAGTCTTTGCAGGTCTTGGCGTTTGAGGAAGTGGCTCGCAAGATGGAGTTGAAGCAGCAATATGAGCAACTGCGCAACATGATCATCTATGAGTTAGGATTGCCAGGCGGGTTTTGGGCCGACTTTGAGCAGACGCTGTACAGGTTGGAGCAAGAACACGAACGGGAAATGGAACTAGCCGAGCAGATGCAGAGGGAACTGGAATGGCAACGCAGGGTCAAACTAGATCAAATGCAAGAAGTGGCCCTAGAGGTGGTGGTGGTGCTGGTTATGCTGGTCTATCTGGTGGCGCTAATCTGGTCGGTGATGCTACACCAGAGGAGTCAATTAGCTGTCTGGTTGGTCTAACCATCATGGCGTTTCTGTTTGCCATCATGCTGCCTGTAATGATGTTCATGTACATTGACATGCAGAAGTTGCGCTTAGAAAACGAACGCATCACCGGCAAGATCGGCAAGTATCGAGATTTGATCGAAAGATGTGAAAGGTAAATAATGATCCCAATTATTGGCACCCTATTAGGAACCTTGGCCGAGAACGGCCTCGGTCTGTTGGCAAGCGCCATCCAGGCCAAGGGCAAACAGGTGGTCGAGGACAAACTCGGCGTCAAGATTTCCGACAACCCGACGCCGGAAGAGGTGGCCAAGTTGCGCCAGTTACAGTACGACCACGAGGAACGGTTGCTAGAATTGGGCATTGAGAAGGCGCGCCTAGAACAAGAAGAATTGAAAGCCCTGTTAGCCGCGCAGATGAACCAGGAAAATAATGTCAGCGACCGTTGGAAAGCCGACATGGCGTCCGACTCGTGGCTATCCAAAAACATCCGCCCCGCCACGCTGGTTTACATTCTGACCTCGTATCTGCTTTTCGCCGCACTCAGCGCCGCCGGCATCAATGTCCAAGAATCCTATGTCGCCCTGCTTGGCCAATGGGGCATGTTGGTGATGACCGCGTACTTTGGCGGGCGCACGGTTGAAAAGGTCATGGAAATGCGCAAGGGAGGCAAAGAATGAGCCTGAGTCAAGAACAAGCCGCGTTCCTGCTGGACGCCTGCAAGCTGATCCAGTACGCCACCGAGCAGGGTTTTGTGGTAACCGGCGGGGAACTTGCCAGAACGCCGGAGCAGCAGGCCATCTACGTCAAGACCGGGCGCTCCAAGACCTTGAACTCAATCCACCTCAAGCGTTGCGCCATTGACCTGAACTTCTTCAAAGACGGTCAGATAATCTGGGACAAGGGCGTGTTGTCGTCCCTGGGCGCGTATTGGGAAAGTCTCCACCCCAAAAACCGTTGGGGCGGAAACTTTAAGTCGCTGGTCGATTGCCCTCACTTCGAGCGCAACATCTAGTCGGAATACGAATCCATTTTTGATGGTTTCGGGCAATCCTCCGGCACTTCTACCGCGCACCACACCGCCGCGTACTGGCCATTGTTTGGCCCCTCCCAACGGTCAATGTAGGTGTCTGGCATTTTGTTCAACGCGTGGCGGATTGAGTCGGCTGAAATGTTCAGCCGTTTGACAATCTGCGCCACGTTCAAACCGTCGTCGTGTTCGCGCAAGATGGCGCGGATTACTGAGTGATGTGCTTTCATTGTGATAGGCGCTTGATCCGGCTTTCGTGATACTTACACATGGCGTCGGCGTACTCGCGCGCTGATTGCGCCTCTAGCAATTTACGCTTGGCCTCCTCCAGTTCGCGGGCGATTAGCGCCTGTGTTGTTGGTGTCCTGAAGTAGTCTAAGAACTGCTCGATAACCAGTAAGTGCATCTTTTTTCTCCTGTTTCAGTTGGTCGATTTCGTCTTGCAATTGATTGATTCGGTCATACGCCTCCTTGGCGAATGACACTAGGTTTTGGTGGTTCCAGGTTTCAAATGTCATTGGCTCAAAACGGGATTTCGTCCCATTCCCAATAGTCACAGTCAACCGTGCCGTGTATCCAATCCGACGGGGGCGCTGCCTCAAACTGTTGGCAAACGCCGGATTGAAACCTGCTGCAATGAAGACAATTGACCTGGATTGAATTGATTTTCTTTATCTGCTCTTGCAGATGATTCTTG